ATCACCTCGATAGCGGCGGCCGCCGTGATGTCGGCGCCGCCGACCAGGAGGTTGATGTTGCTCTCGGAGGCGGAGACCGCCGGACCCTTGGCGTTCATCGGCAGGTGGCCGGCAGCCGTCGCGGTGGATGCCGCGGTGATCGCCGTCGTGCCGACGCGGAGCTGCACCGTCGCGTCGGCACCGAGCGTGCCACCGACGTTCAGATAGGCGTGCAGCACCCGCTTGCCGGGCGGGAGCTTCAGCAGGTTGACCACATCGGCATTGGCGATGCCGGTGGCGGGCGTGGTGAAGCGATGATGAACGTGGGTGACCGCCGAGTGACGGTTGGGCGTGTTCTTCGCGGCGCGAAGATAGGTGTTGTTCGTCGCCATACCGGCAACTCCTCTTTAGGCTTGAGCGGAAGCGCGCAGCCCCGGGATTGAGGCCGCGCGCCGCCGATCGGTTCTGTTAGGCTTGTGCTGAGGCGTGCTGCCGCCTAGGCCGCGGCGGCGGTGTAGACGCTGATGACGCCGAAGTCTTCGGTGGTGTTCCCGTCGGGCTCCGACTGGAACACGGGCTTGCGGACGCCGAACATCGTCTCGATGCCGGCGCTCTTCTTGTTCCCGTGATCGTCGTTCTTCGACTCGGTCCACTCCATGTTGCCGACCTTGGCCATGGCGAGGGACTGGCCACCGACCAAGAGGCCCTGGGCGCCCTCGACGGTGCCGGCAGCGCCGTACTTCGAGCCCGACGCGGCGCCTATCGTGGTCGGCGTCTTGTTGTGGGCGAAAAGCATGACGCCATCGACCACCGCGAAGGCCGCCTTGAAGAGCGGGTTGTCGGACCCGCGCGTCTCGGCCTGGGCGACGATCGTCTTGTAGTCCGAGGACTGCCGGAGATCGCGGCCCTGCTCGGTCGACATGACCAGGCCGTAATACTCCTTCCCGTTGATGCGGGCCGGCTTCAGCCGCTTGCGCTGCGCCATCGAGCGGGCCTTGACCACCAGGTCCCACGTCATCTTGTCGGATGCCGTGAGGGTAGCGGTCGAGGTCGCCGAGCCGGCGAAGAGCTTGCGGTTGGTCGACGGCGCCGACACGTCCGCGGCGAAAGCCAAGCCCGAGAGCTGGCTGTCAGCGGCGCGCGTCGCCCCGTTGAGCTTAAGCGTGTAGGCCCGGCCGGCCATGGTGAGGAACCCGAGCTCGTCCATCTTCTGGGTGAGCCAGGTGGACAGCTTCTCGCGGGCGGTGGTGCGGAAGCGGATGACGGTCCGCTGCTCCGACATCTTGCCCTTGTTCTTCACGCCGTTCCACAGCAGGTCGATCTTGATCTCGAGATCTTCGTTGACCAGCTGCTCCTCGTTGCCGTCGCGGTCGTTGTCACCCGCGACGCCATCGCCGGCGAGTTCCTGGACCAGCGGCATCAGGCACTTGTCGCCGCGCTCGGTCTTGGTGAGCTCGGTGACCAGAGTGATGATGCTGGACTCGGATTTGCCGACGAAGCCGCCGACGAACCAGAAGCTGGCGTCGACGGCGTTCTTCCAGACTTCCGCGCTGTAGACCCGCTTCTGCGAGGTCGAAAGCGCGCCGAAATCGGTGTCAGCCATTTCTAGGGAGTGCTCCTACAACTCCCTCGACCGACCGTTAGGCGTGCGCGATCCCTCCGCTTGTTCTGGCGGAAACGGTCAGGCTCGCTTGGCGAGACGGTCTCGGGTTGCCGGCGGCAGGGCTGCGATTTCCTCATCGCTCATGCCCGCTACGTCGGCATCGGTCGGATCGACCGCGGCAGCCGCAGGGCGGCCGAGGCCTGGTGATGGAGGCAGTTCCGCCGCAAGAGCCACCTTGGCCGTTCGCTGCTCCGGCGTGACGCCGGGCTTGGCAGGCTTGGTCGGCGCGCCGGGCATGGCCGTCTTCGCCTTCGTGCCACCCTTCGACCACTGTCCGTCCTCGCCGCGGGCCCAGCCATACATGGCGGGGACACCGTGAGCGATCGCGGTGGCGATCAGGTGCTGGCGGAAAGCGAGCTGGCCGGCCGGACTGTCGTCGACCGGGATCTTGCGTTGCCTCATGAGCTGGATGGCGAGCGGCCCGAACGCATCGAGATGCTCTTGCGGGATGTCGGCGAGAAAGCCGAACCGCTGCTCCAGCTCTTGCGTCCGCTCCTCAAGGGCGAGGTCGCGGACAGGTTCTTCCTTGGGACGTGACGCCTGGCGGATCTCTTCCTTCTGCGCCTCAAGCTCGCGCTCGCGACGCTTGAACTCCGCAAGCTTGATCTCGCCCGCGTCGAATTTCTCGGCGAGGGTATCGATCTCCTTGTCGATGCCGCGGATCAGCTCGTCGGGCGACTTCTCGGCCGGCGGCTCATCCTCGGTCGCGGCCTTCGGCCCGCCCCTCTCCAGAACCTCGAGCTTGCCCTTGAGCGTGGCGTTCTCGAGTTCCAGGTCCTTGGCGGATTTGTAGACCTTGGCGAAACGGTCATAGGGAACGGTCGGCTTCGGCTTGCCGGCTTCACCGGCAGGCTCACCACCCGCGCCACCACCACCTTCACCCTCCGGTTTCGCCTCACCTTCCGGCTTGGCTTCACCTTCCGGCTTTCCTTCGGCCCCGCCTTGCGGCTGGCCTCCGGGCTTCGCCTCGCCGCCCTCGCCTTCACCGGACTTGCCGGTTTCAGCCTGGGCGGCGGCAACCGCTGCCTCGACTTCCTTCGCTGCGTCAGAGATTACGTCATCCGGATCCATCGTCAGTCCCTAGCGCCCGATTACGGTCCGGCGGCGACCAACGCCCGAAGCGCCCGGCGGCGGCGGCAAACGAAAAAACCCGCCGCGGTTTCCCGGGCGGGCTACGCTGATCGAGCCGTTCGTTGCCGCGGCTCGGCAGGGATCTCAGTCGATGAAGCGGACCTTCGTTCCGCCTCTCTTGAAGGCGTGGCGTCGGCGGCGCGGAAAGCCGCGCACGACCATATCGACGCCCGACCGCTTCAACGTCAGCATCGCGATCTCGCGCGTGACCTTGGCGCGCTCCGCAACAACTCCGCTCTCGAAGCCGGCCTGCCATGCCGCCGCGGCATCGCTGCCCGACGGATAAGGGTTCGCCGGCAGCTTCTTGTCCTTGGCGATGACGATGCGCCCGACCTTATAGCCGATCATTGCGTGGTCATCGGCCGAGACGCCTGGCCACGGCAATATCCTGCCGTAGGGATAGAGCTCCGCGTCGGTGCTCACGCCATCGGCGCTTTTGCAGACGGATCGACGCTCATCTGCCCCTGCGCAGCCTTGCGCGTCTGGTCCGGCCGGACGCCGACGGCCTTCATCAGCTGCTTGTAGTGGGCGAAGGCGTTCGTCGCGTCGTTGACGTAGTAGTCGACGCCGGCGCGGAACAGCGTGGCGACATCATCCTCGGTGTCGAGCATGAAGCACACGTCGCCGTCGCCATCCTTCCACAGCATCATCAGGCGCTGCGGCACCATGAACTCGTCGAGGTCGCACCAGGCGACGGCCCAGACGCCGTCATGCGCGACTTGGCGGTTCAGGCGCTCGATCAGCCCATAGGCGAACTCGGCCTGGGCGATCTCGGGCTTCCACATGCCGAGCAGCGTCTTCGCCTGCTTCACCCCGTTCGACCGGCGGACCAGCACCCAGGCAGTCTTGCCGTTCGTCTCGGTCAGAACCTGCCCGACCAGGTCGAGCAGGATCACGTCGTCATCGATCTTCGACATGTCAGTCTCCAGGCGCGCCGAGCGGGCCAACACCGGCCGGCATCGGCAGCGGCCGCACTTCCGGACCGCCAGGCAGCGGCGCTGGTGCGGCAGCTGGCACCGGCTGCGGAGCTGCAGCCGCGGCGGCAGCTTGAGCCTGCGCGAGCGCCGCTTGCTCCATCTCGCCAAGGATCTCGTCTTTGCCGGGCAGCGACGACAGCTTGATCAGCACCTTGTCCGGCACCGGCACGCCCTTCTCCCGCATCTCGAGCGCTTCCTGGAACTGCCCCTGCAGGAAGGTCTTGGATGCGGGCGCCTCATCGATCACAACGTTGTAGGTACCGAGCGTCACGTCGTTGAGGATCTGACCATCGGCCAGACGCTGATTGATCATCGTCACCTGGTCAGCGCCGTCTTCGCCGCGGATCCGGATCAGACGCTCCTCGGTGTAGTGATCCTGGATCAGCTCTAGGATCTTGCGGCCCTTGAGGAAGCGGGTGCGCGAGTAGTTGTCGAAATACTCCTCGGCACCGACGATCGCCTGACGCTGCCGGCTCTCGATCGCCTTGCCCGACTGGACCCGGTCGATGTGGCCAAGCGCCGAGTCATTGATGCCGGCGATATGCTTCATGTCCTCCTTGGCGATCTGCTCGGCCTTGTAGACCGCCTCGGGGAAGGCGCCGGGCTCGATACGCTTCGGCGGGTTCGTGCCCTTCTTGTGGCGGATCACGATGCCGGGCCGCGAACCCTCTTCCTCGAGCATCTCCTCGACATCCGGGTCGAGCGAGCCTTCCTCATGCGTCCAGCCCGAATTCGCCGTCGTGCCGAGCACATGCAGGATCACCGACCGGCGCTTGTTGATCTCGCGCTGCGGATCGAGCAGGTCCTCGACCATCCCCTGCGTCTTGCCGCGGCGGAAATACGCGAAGAACGGCACGTAGCTGACCGTGCGATACGGGCTCCAGCGATCCCAGAGCAGCTTGTCGCCGGCGGTCACCGTCCAGCGGATGCGCCAGTCGTAGCCCTCCATGATCGTCAGCGGGTTGCCGGCCTGTTCAGCGAAGGCCAACACCTTCTGGATCTTCTCGCGCGACCACACCGACGGGATGACGCTCTTGTCTCCGGTCTCGAGGTCGATGAACCACCGAACGCGCGTGAGCGATCGCGCCTGGCGATGCAGAACGCGGATCAGCCGGCGCGACGGATCGATGTGCTCTCCGATCGCCACGCCGCCGGACATGCTCGGAAGCGAGATGGTGTGGCCGGAATCGTACTTGAAGAACTCCGAAAGGCCGAAGGTCGTGTCCGGCTTGATCTCATCCCATGCCGTGCGCGTGCCGCCCGTCGTGATGCCGAACGAAGAAGCGTAAGCCGGCGCTGCCTCGTAAGCCGCCGTCACCGCCTGCTTCGCGGCCTCGTCGCCATAGGAGAGCAGGATCTGCCACGGCGCCATCCACGAGCTCTCGACGACATCGGCCCAGGTCGCCGGATCGTAGGTGTCGCCATCGGCATCCGGGAACACGGCGAAGGGATCGCAGACGCGCTCGTGGATCTGGCCGAGGATGTTCTTCTGGAAATCGAGCGTGAGGTCGAGATAGCCGCGGCCGCCGAGGAGACCATCCGAGAACACCTCGGCATCGTTCCACTGCGACTGGTTGGTGATCGAGACCTGCTTGTTGACCTGGTTCAGCGAGTCCGCGACCTGCTGCGTGCCGACGCCGTCGGTGCCCGGCATGAAGGTGATGTCGTAGCGGTTCTGGCGCTGATAGCCCTTAATCACCCGGACCATCGGCCGGATGTAGTTCCACTTGCCGGCGACGCGCCCCTGCAGGCCGAGCTCGGCGATCTCCTCCGGGGTCCACTGGGCACCTTCGAAGAAATCGACGCAGGTCTTGGCCATTCTCGCCCACTCGGCCGAGGCCTGGCGGTTGCGGTCATAAGCCTCGATCTGGCGCGCGACGGTCAGCGGATCTTGTGCCGGCGGATCCGGTCGACGCAGCCCGTACATGCGCGAGCCCTAAGACGCCCAGGCGGAGCGGCGCTTGCGTCGCTGCGCGCGAGCGGCACGGGCAACCGCGACATCGGTAGAGGTCGGCTTGCTTGTCAACGTCGCCCCCTCTCCTGCTCCGAGCATCACGTACTGCAGCGCCTCGTGCGGATGGCTCCACCGGTTCTTGACCGGCTTCTCGTCGTACATCTCTTCGCCGACGATCTGCTTGCGACGGTAGTGGTAGCCACCGTTGAAGCCCTTTCGCAAAACCTTGCAACTCGGATCGACCAGGATCGCCGGGCCGCCATCGACCATCCGGAGCAACACGCTTGCGACCGCTTCCCGTCGCAGCGTCGGGTTCTGGCTCGGCGCAGCCTCGGCTACGAAGCCGAGCGCTTCCAGGATCTCGAAACACGTCCTTTCGTCGGTTTGCACTTCCGACGATCCGGCCGGGTCGCCCCAGATCTTCACGTTGAAGCCGGGGTAATCGGCATTGACCACTTCGCGCAGCGCCTCGCCGAAGCGCTGGATGCCGAGACCGTCACCGATGAGCTCGCGAAGCACATGCCATCGGCGCTGGAGCTTCTGGCAGATGATCGCCGCCGGCGTCAGACCAAAATCGAGCCCGATGAGCAGGTCCAGCCCCTGCACCGGCACCAGCGGCACCTTCGACACATGCGCCTGGTCCGACCACTCGCCGTCATAGACGGCCTTGTCCTCGCTGACGAAACCGTAATCGGCGCAGTAGTAGATGCGGACATGGTCCGGTTTCTTGCCCGGAACGCGCGTCTGGTAGTAGCCCGGCAGCAGGTTGTCGAGGTTCTCGGCTTCCGGGTTGGCGATGAACCGCGCATTGCCGGCGACCAGCACCTCGGCGCCCTTCGGCGGGTTGGCGTCGCCCTTGATCTCGAGTACGCCGCCCGGCTGCCGGAAGAACCGATAGGTGCTCGGCGTCTCTTCCTCGGCCAGCGTGTAGTACCAGTGATCCTCGTCGGGCGGGTTGGTGTCCATGATGATGCCGTACCAACTCGCCCCGCCTTCGCTGACCGGCGGGAAGCGGCCGACACGATCCGTCATCCCGTCCAGGATGACCTTCGGGATCTCCCGCACCTCGTTGAGCCAGGCGCCGGTGAGGTCGAGCGACAGCAGCTTCTTCACGTCCTTCGGCCGGTCGAGCGCGCGAAACAGGAAGTCCGCCTCGATATCGCCGTCGCGGATCTCGAACTTCATCTCGTCGACCCGCCATTTGCCGGCGACGCCGGGCGGGAACCACTCGAAGAACGTGGCGCAGCTGGTGTCCAGCAGCTCGCGATAGGTGTTGCGCACGATCGCCCAGCGTGTCCGGCGCTTACCCTTGGCGTTGGGCTTCTGGTCGGCGGCGCGCGAGACCATCTCGATGATGCAGCCTGACGACTTGCCCGACCCGACCGGGCCCATGACGCCGCGCACGAAGCTGTCGTCGGAGTGAAACCGCGCGATCGTCGGCGACGGGCCGTAGCGCTTGATCAGGTCCACAGATCAGCCCTTGCCGCCCATCAGCCGCTGGATCCGGGCAGGCGGCGCTGTCGTGCCCTTCGGCCACACCACCTGGAAGACCAGGCGCTCGGTATCGGCCGCTCCCTTGTCCTTTTCCAGCAAGCCGAGGTGTTTCATGAGCTTGTCGAGCGCATCCATCTTGGAGTGCGTCTTGACCTTGATCTTGCGCTTCCTGACCGGCGGCTCGTCCTCGTCATCGCCGATGATGATCTCTTCATCGATCGCGATCTCGGACAGGACCGCGGCATCCTCGTCGGCGATCTCGGACGACGGCTTCACCCGCACGCCCTTGTCGTCCCACTCGATCAGGCGGCGCGGATCGGCGAAAGCGACGCGGCGCACCTCCTCGAGAACGGCCTGCCGCGTGACGCCGATCTTCGCGAGATCGGCCCCGATGGCATCCTTCAGCGCGTTCTGAACGCGCGGCCGCTCGAGCAATTCCTGAGCGATCACACGCGCCGTCTTCTCGGAATAGCCAGCCCGGATCGCCGCCTGAGTGCCGTTCATGTCGATCGGAAACTCAGCGACGAACTTGAGTTCCTTCGGCGTCAGCTCGTCTTCGTTCCTCGGCATGACGCGGGCCTAAAAAAGCGAAACCCGCCGCGGCGGGGCCGGGCGGGCACGGGTCGAAGCAGTTGCATGGAACATGTAAAAATCGGCCTCGTTTGTAAAGACTGGGTTCCGTGTCATGTTGATGACGCGCGCCGTCATGCCAGACCCTGCAGCTTGAGCGCGATGAACTCGACGCCCCGCGCCTCGCGATTGGCGACCGTCGCGTGGCTGCATCCCATCATCCGCCCGAGCCGGCGCAGCGGGATGCCCCAGGCGACGCCGATGACGGCGCGGCGCCATTCGAGCGTCGGCAGCCACATGATCCAGGCTGGAAGGCATTCATCCATCCGGCTGATCTGCTCGGCCGTCGGGATCTCCTTTGCCCTCACCGCGCCATGGCCATAAGCCTCAGCGACGTTGTGGATGACGGCGAGCTCCGCCGTGGTCCGAGTTGATGGCCAATCCGTCGGTCCAAGCGGAAGCCGGCGCAGCGTCCACATCGCCTCGGCCAGGCGATCGCGCACAAGCTTCGCCGACCAGGCGACTTGTTCCGGCTCCGGCTCCGGCTCGTAGGTCGGTTCCTTGTGCTGGCGAACGCTCTCGATGACGGCGACCAGTCGCGGCTTGGCGTGGAAGGGATAGGTCAGCCGCGAGTAGCGCACCGTCATCTCCGTGCGCGTCGGCTCGTCAGCGGATTTCGGTTCACGATCCGATGCGGCAACGCGCGGCAGGTCGACCATCTCGCCGTCGATGAAAGCCCGCTGCCGTTTCTGTTTCCCCCTACTCATCGTCTTAAACCACCCGCTTAAGACGAGGCAGGTTTTGGCAGGTTCGGCAGGGCGGTGGTGGGTACATGTTCAGGCGGCTTCTCATCTCGTGTTCCCGCTCAATCCGAGCTGCTTCTCGACCTCGTTGCGGACGGCCTGGCGGGCGAAGGGATCGGTGATGTCTTTGACCACCAACAGCGCGACGCCGCGCTCGAGCCAAGCCCGGCGCGCAAGCGCCTTGATCTGCTCGGGTGTGAGGTCGGCGTCGGGAATATGGCGCGCGAGGCTCGTCACGGCGCTCATACGGCCTCGCGGCGCAGAAACTTCGGGATTTCCATCACGTCCGGGTCGGGACCATCCGCCGGAGGTGTCGGCGGCAAGCCAAATTCCGCGAGCAAGTCCGCAGGTGCGAGACAGCCGCGCTCGCCTGGTGCCGAGCCCCAATCAGCGAACCAATGCCCGTGATCACGGCGCCGGCCGAGCCGGATGCGCCACCTGTCGGCGCTGATCTCCCCAGGTGCCAGGACCTCGATCGGGGCAACAATGACCGGCGCGACAGGCGCGACTGGCCCACGCCCCTCGTCGATCTCGGTCCGCACCCAGTTGCGCCACGTCGCCGGCCAGTCGGCCTTTTCGGCCGCTTTTCCAAGCCAATAGTCACGGAACTTGTCGGCGGTGCGCATCGTCCAGGCGCTTGCTGCTGACTGCGCGGCCGGATCGTCTCGGCGCATCACCCGCATCGCCTCGCCGATCGCGAAGGCGACCCCCTCTTCTCCGGGCGTCCAATGCCTAGGCAATCGCGTCGGAGGTCCGTCGGTCTCGCGCGCGTCGGACGGACTTCCGAAGGAAGTCTCTTCACTCTGAACGATAGAAGAGTTGCCGAGCCGTTGCCCTTCCGTTGGACCAGCCGTCGCAACGTCCGTTGCAACAGCCGATGGAACGGATGTTGAATTTTTAACAGCCGTTGCAACGGACGCTGTAACGAGCGTTGCAACAGGCGCTGCATTTCGGGGTTTTTCGCGATCATCGCTGCGCGCGGCCGTTGCCTCTTCCGTTGCCACGCCCGTGCCAACGGCCGTTGTAACGGCTGACGGCGCCAGCTGCATCGCCGTCTGGCTGGTCGTTGCACCATCCGTTGAACGCCTGTTCTTCCGGGCCTCCGCGCTCGCCTTTCCGGCCCCGCTCTTCTGGGCGCGGTTTCCTTCGGCCTGGAGGCGCTGCCGCTCCCACTCCGGATGGCGCAGCACCTCGCCGTCCGCTACGAAGAAGGCCCGAAGCGTTGCTTCGCTCGCGGCCCACTGGTCGCGCTCGAGCCGCGTGATCTGGCGGAGCCGCTCGGAGGCGGCGGGCAAGGGCTCGCCCTTCTTCCAGAAGCTGAGCTTGAGCAGGTGCAGCGCACCGATCTCCGCCGTCGAGAGATGGGCGATCTCGGCGAGGTGGTCGCCGATATAGGTTGGGAACCAGATATCGACCTTCCGCGGGCGCTTCGCTGCGGAAGGGGGTGCGCCGGTCATCTAGGGCTCCAAAGGCTGGGCGTGCTGTGGGCTTGAAATGAAGGACTTGGCTCGGCCGAGAAGCCGATCCGTTCGTTCCCTCAGAGCCGGGTCCTTGGCCCTAAGGGCGTTGATCCGATCCCGCGCCGCGAGGATGGTCGTGTGGTCCCGATCGAACTGGCGCCCAATGCGAGGCAGTGACCAGTCGGTGGCCTGGGTAAGGATCCACATGGCGATCTGCCGAGCCCGCGAACAGGCGCGCGAGTGCCTATCCGACAGCATCACAGCCAGCGAAACGCCGAGATCCATCGACACCAGGCCGAGGACGATCGGCATGACGGACTGGGGCGCCGAGACCTTCTCGGGAGCGGGCTGCTTGGCGACGGCCGGCGGTGACCAAGGAAAGGTCTTCACCCGGTCGAGGCGTCGGCGAGCCGTCTCGACCAGGTCGCCAGCGAGGTTGATGCACTCGACGGGGTTGAGCAGCGCAAAGGCCAGCGCCCCGCTCTTGTCATAGAGCGTGAGCGTCGCGTCCTCATCAGGAGCGTCGGAAACGACGCAGCGCGTGGCCTTGCTGCTATCGGGCATCGGCTGTCAGGCTGCCTCGTCGAGCCGGTTCGGCCACGGCACCGCGAGCTGCTGCAGCAGCCCGTCGATCGTGCAGACCATGCCAGCGCCGAGCAGGTACATGAGCTCGGGCTCGAACTTCTCCTGGCGGAGCACGAAGATCACCCGCTTGCCCTGGCCAGCGGCGTAGCCGGCCTCGAGATGCGCGCTACGGCCGCAGGGCAGCAACAGAACGCAGGTATCGCACCAATCCAGTGCGGCTTTGTCGTTCGCGAATCCCTTCTGCGCGACCGGATGCTGCAGCCGAGGGATGAATGCTTCCGGCGTCCAGGCCGTCCAGTCCCGGTCGACCTCGG